TGATTTATCATAGATTGTTTTATATTTTCATTAGAATAACCTAAAGGTACATTCCAAAGACCAGACATTGTATCTTTATAAACCTTACCATCACTCATTAGCAATTCATCATACTTAGCGGTAATTACTTGTTCAGCACCACTATGTATTTTACTAAAACTTAATATTTCTTTCTGCATAATAAAAACACTTCCTGTTCTTCTATATTGTCCATACTTTTAATTTCAAATCCTAGTCTTTCGTTAAACTTAACATATCGTTTACTACAACAAGACCAATTTGTTTTATATTTTATATTTTTTTCTAACCATCTACCTAGTCTTATACCTACACCTAATTTAGATGATATTAAAAATCCATCATACATTTCATCACCTTGTAAATTATACCAATAGATACCATTTAACTTATCATCAAAATGACCTAACCATTTACCACCCTTATAAAACTTCTTTAACCAAGGCCAGTTTTTTAAAGCAAGTAGATGTCTTTTCCAATAATAAAAATCTTTATGCCAATTATCTTTATGTTCTTGTTTAGACGCAAAATCTAATGCTTCTGTTTCTGCAATATGTTTAATCATTTAAATTACCTATCAAGTGTATTCTATCTTTCCAAGAAGCATTAACAGCAGTATGTTTTTTACTTGTATCAACTATACAGTAGTTACCATCAGCAGAATATCTTATAAGTTTATCCTCAACTATAAAAAAACAATTTTCATTTGTGATAATAGGTATATGAAATCTTTTACCTTGATCTTTATGGTAGGAATAACAAGTTTTGCTTTTTAAATTCATCAATCTAACTCTATATAAGTTATGTTCTTTTATAATAGAGTTGATGTAAGGTATATCAAATAAAGGATATGTAAATTCTACTTCTTTTTTAGGCAAATCTCTAGCAGAGTTTATACCAGCAAATGGATCTTTTATAGTTTCTGTACCTTGAAGACAAATTTGTGTGTCCCATTTAGGTAAAGTCTTAATCTCATTTTTTATTTTATTCAAATCATACATTTTAATTTTTTAACCAATTCAGTATCTATTTTAGATAACCATTTTTCATAACTAAATATTTCATAGTCTTTATATTTATCCGTTCTAAACCTCGCCCATTTCCAATCAAACGCAACTAATTGATTGCCATTCATTGTCATATTACTTAAAGAACCATTAAGTTTAAATACATTTTTCTCTTTAAAAAATTTATACATTTCTAAAGTCTGATCTGCTAAATCTTTAGGTCTTGTTTTATTTTTAATTAAATCTGGTCCATAGTATCTAGTGATAACATAGTTATTGCCAACCTCTATCAATTCAGGTACCCATTTACTCTTTAGATAGTTTAACCAAAAGACTTCATTTTTTAAAAAAGCAAAGTTATCTTCACCTTTATAATCAAAAGTTTTTTTCATAGTATTACCAATTATCTCATTCATTTACTACTCCTTTAAATACCTGATCTGTTCCACAATACCTTTTGCATACATCTGGTGCTTTATCATTATCTGTTGTTATAGATTTTTTAAAGTCTAACCATTCGTCTGATAAAAGTATTTCATCTATACTATCCACTTTATCTAAATGTAAATGTGGTCTAAACAATTTATATAACTCTTTATCGGATTTAGGAGTTATTGTATCACACCAACAACAAGGCAATAAAAAACCTTTTGCTGATGTAGCATAGTCTTTACTTTGTTTACCCTTTTCACACTTTGGATCTATTTTCATAACCTTTTCTTTCAATATAATAATCTTTATTTGTAGGCATTAATGGGTCGTCTTCCCAAAACCTAGAAGACTTTTGTAACTCTAATATTAAGTTATTATCTTTCGCTAGTTTTTTTGCCTCATCTATATTATTTTCATTGTAATTAAATATTAAGTATTGCCATTTAACTCTTTTTACTATTTTAGCAGCTATACACGCCATTTTAAATAGATGTTCGCCATCTTGGTTTATTCTATACTTATGACTATCTTTTGGTAGACCATCTATACCAAATGTCCAGTAAGCATTTATGTTTGCTTCAAATGCCTTTTTATACCATTCTTCTTTTTTATGAGAGGCGGCTGTGTGTACAGTAACCTTTTTGTCTTTACACAGTTTTAAAAAATCTATAAATTTTGGATGAAATATAGGGTCTGATATCTGACCACAAAATGTTATTTCTTCAAAGAAATTTAATATCTTTTTAAAATTATCTATACTCATATCTTCACCTGGTACTCTTACACCTCTAGCGGCAAAGATAGCTCTGTTACATCTTTGACATTGTAAAGTACATCTATGTGTTATATCTAAATTTATTTTAGGAAATCTGGCCATAATGTTCTCCAATCAAAGTTTCTATTTTTAGATAGCTTGTCCATATAATCATATGCTGTTTGTAATTTAGTTGTATCACCTTCTAATACTAATTCTGTTTTTACCAATTGAAATTTACTAAGACCTCTTTTATCATATAAAGGTACATCTAATTGTTTTAATAATTTTTGTTTTACATCAACTGGCAGATGTTTAATAGATAGAAAATCAGGTGTTGTAACTATACTATTAAAATTCACATTAGCACCAAATTTATGTCTATAATAATTATTAATATCAATTAAATCAAAAACATTTAATATAGATATAGTACAACTTATATTGGCATTAAAACCAGAGTCTAGCATTTCTTTTAAATTTTTTTCAAATTGTTCAACATCAATAGGGTATCTTATCCACGATAATTTTTTTTCAAAGTGGTCACAAGATACTCCCCAATAAACACTTTTAAATTTATCTTCTATATCATAAACAGAATGATTTTTATATTTTAATTCTGTTAAGTTTGTGTCATAAACTAATTTAATATTTTTTGCGTGTTCTTCAGGTATTCTATCAATTAATTTCCAATGATTAGGTAATTGTAAAGGTTCGCCACCTGTGATATGAATGATATTAACTTTTTCAATATTATCTAATATATCTTCTACTATCAATTCATATTCTTTGTGCTTAACTTGTTCAAATTTACTAGATGAAAAGAAATCCCATCCTTTAGGATAAAGTTTATTCATTTCATTTCTTCTTGTAGATGAATTATATGGTATACACATATAACAACTTAAATTACAATAACTACCGTTTATTCTTAATTTTAAATTTACCTTGTCAATATAGGTCGGCAAGTCTTTTGAATATTGTCTTAATTTTCTTTGTCTGAAAGATTCGCCCATAGGATTGACCTCCTCTTGTTTATAGCAGGTAGCACATTCTGGTAGTTTTGCACCACTTAATATCTTATCTCTTTTCTCTTCCATTTCTGGAGAGTTAAAGTATTCAAATGGTTTGTGTGTTTGTGATTTGTATTTCTTTGAGGTTTCAGTTGACTTTGCGTGGCAACATAAACGATATTCGCCTGAACTATCAGCATATATCTCATTAAAAACCAAAGGGCAATAACTTCCATTATCTTTCATCATATCAGTTTTATTTATCCCTTATAAATATAGTTATGATTGATTATAGTATGTTGAAAGCGATATCCAAAATTAGTGATGACAAAAAGGTCAAGTCCATTGTTAATTCCCTAAATCCTAACCAAGAGATTAGTAAGAATTGGTTGATAACAGAATCAATTAATTACTTTCAAATGTTTGAGAAACCAAAATTCTTGGTGGCAGCAGGATGGTATGGTAATCTAGCAAACAAGTTGTTAGATTACGGAGAAGTATTATCGTTTGATAAAGATATAAATTGTGCTATAATAGGTAGAAAATTATATCCAAAAATTAAATTTAAAACTTATGATGTGATTGATTATCGTAGTGTAAAAAAGTATGATGTGATTATCTGCACCTCTTGTGAACACATAAAACAAAATGTTTTAAATGATTTTATAAGTAGAAGAAGAAAAGATGATTCCATCGTAATTCTACAATCAAACAACTATACATCTTTGCCTGAACATATTAATTGCGTTAAAGATGAAAACGAGTTAGCAGATAAAACAAAATTAAAAATGATACATTACAAAGGTAGTTTACAATGTGATGGTTTCAAAAGATTTATGGTTATAGGTGCTTAATGATTAAAATTTGTACAGTATATTTTGAAGGTAAATATAGACCTGACTATGTAACAAAATTATATCGTAGTTTAAAAAGAAACTGTAAAGTGCCATTTGAGTTTATTTGTTTATCAGATACGAAAGATGTAGAAGCAGATAAAGTAATTATGTTACCTAAGTGGTCAGATATTAAAATTCATTGGCATAAATTAAAATTTTTTAGTCCTTTATTTGGCAATCAACAACCAGGTGATGATATTATTATAATGGACATTGACCAGATAGTTGTAGGTGATGTAACTAAAATGATTAACTGGCCTGTTGAAGAAAATGAAATAATAACTTATAGAAAATGGTGGAAAAAAGGTGATCCAAATTCAGGCAATACAGTAAGATTAAATGGTGGTTGGTATAAATTTAAATCAGGCAGTTTAAAGTTTGTATGGGACGAGTTTAGTTTTTCAGAAAAAAGTAGAAATAAATGGCAATTACATTATTATAACAATGGTACTGTTCACTACAAATATTATGGAGAACAAAACTATGTAGAAGATTGCTGTATAAGAAATAATGTAAAAATTACACATATGCCTGGGGAATGGGTATGTAAAATAAATAGTGAAGATGAAAGAAATAGATATAATCAAATGCAATATATGAAATTATTTAATAAAGATTATATGATTTTAGATGAACCACATCCTGATATTAAAATGGTACACTTTGCAGGTGCTGAACCTGAGGATACAATACACGATTATACAGACAAGTTTGGTTGGATAAAAAAAAATTGGTATGATTGAAGATACAGACAAGATAAGTATTAGTATTTCTGGTGGATTAGATTCATCATTATTGACCTATTTGTTGTGTAAAGAAATATCAGACAATAATAAAAATACAAAGGTATATCCTCTACACGGTATAGACAACACAAGACCTACATCACCAGAAAATATACAGAATATAATTAACTTTTTAAGAACATCTTTTCCAAATGTTGAAATAAAAGATATGTTAACTTGGGATAACACTAAAGATGGTAAGAAACTTAAAACTTATAAGGATGCTGTTGGTATACAAAAATGGTGTTTAGAAAAAGATATTAGATATGTTTATCAAGGTAGAACATCAAATCCACCAAAAGATGTATTAGATAATTTTGGCGGGTTTTATCAAAAAGAAAGATCACACGATAATAAAAAACCAACAAAAGAATTCATAAAAGAATTTAATGCTTATTTAATTAGACCGTGGATTAATGTAGATAAAAAATATATCTATGAACAATATAAAAAATATAATTTATTAGATACACTAGAACCTCTTACTTGGAGTTGTATAGGTTTTGCTGAACAAACAAACTTTTTTACAAAACCTTGTAAAAAGTGTTATTGGTGTAAAGAGAAATATTGGGGATTTAACAAATACTAATGATAGATGTAAACAACGACATAGTTAAGAACTCTAAAAAAATATCAGTATCACTATCTGGTGGCGCTGACTCTGCTATATTATTTTACCACGCTTGTGATGTATTACCAGATAGAACTTTTATACCTTGGTCAGGTTACGATACTAAAAGACCTGATAGTATTCTTTATGCAATGGAAGTTTATCAGTTTGTAAAAAATAGTTATCCTAATGTAAATATTCTACCTCATCATACATTTAAATACACAACAGGAAAAGGCAAATTTCAAAATACTAAAAACTGGAATTGGAAACTAGACCCTAAAAGTGTAGCACACCACGAAGCTGAATATGAACTTTGGAAAAAACATAAATTTGATTTAACATTAAATGGTATGACTTCTAATCCTCCTGAAGACGCAATCAAAAAATTTAAAATGGACATTGACACAGGTCACGGAATTATAGAACCTAGAAGACATAGAGATAGACCAAAATGGTTATTAGATGGTTTTAGGCCTTTGTATTTACCTTTTGTACAAGAAGATAAAAGTTATGTAAAAATGATGTACGAAAAATATGGTGTATTAGATACTTTATTTCCTTTGACGGCAAGTTGTATTGGGTTTCCAGATGAAACAGATAATGGTAAAAAACCTTGTAGAAATTGTGTGTGGTGTAAAGAGAGATTGTGGGCATTTGGAGAGGAACATTTACAATGAGATTAATAGCAGTAAACACAGGTATTAAATTTGGCGAATGGTATGTAGATAATTTAAAACATATGATTGATAATTACTCTGGTATAAAATATGATAGTTTTGAAGTAATTAGAGATGAAAACTACGATAGTTGGTTTAATAAACTTCAAATGTTTGACAGGTTTAGAGATGGTCAAAATTTATATTTTGATTTAGATTTAGTTATAAAAGGACCTTTGCCTAATTTATTAAGAAAAGATTTTACATTATTACACGCCTGGTGGAGAACACCAGATCATACACCTTTGAACTCTTCCGTTATTTCTTGGCAAGGTGACCAATCTCACATATATAAAAAATTTATAGAAGACCCAGAATATTATATGTTAAAATATAATCGTGGTATAGATCAGTTTCTATATGAGAATATTGAGTATAAGACTTATGATAAAGTCTGTTATTCTATACGAGGTAAGGAATATGATAAAGAAGATACTGATTACAATATCTGTTTATTTAATCAAAGAAAAATATTAATGGAAGATGGTTGGGACGGTTGGTGGAAAAAATATTTTATTTCAACTTCATAACAGCATTCAATACTTCAAATGGTGATTGTGCTTTTCTCATTTCTGATTTAACTACTGTATTGGTACTATTTTTAACAAACTCTTTTTCAAAAATAAACAACTTAAAGTTAAATAACATTTCTTTTCCTTTTTCTTCCGAGTAATCATAAATGAACTCAAATACTTCGTTGTAAAATGGAGTGCTTAATTCAGCAACAACTTCAGAAGCAAGTCTGTCTTCTTCAGCAATTTTCATCACCACTTTCTTAAAGTTTTTCTTTGAAACTTTAATATAATTGTGTGTGTTTAGATGTATTTCATCTAAAGTGGTAATCGTCATCAAATTTTGCCAATCAGGATGTTTCGTATCGTGTTGTAGAATATGTGATATATTTTTATCACCATCTTTGTATAAAACCTCTACATTCTTTTTTTCATTGTCTATATAACGAGCAGTTATGTAATTGTCTTTAGTTATCATAATTTTCCTTTAAGTAATCTAGTAAGTTAATCATAGGAGACCAACCTAATTTTTTTAATGTGCCTGGGTTTGCTGTATTATCTTTTCTTTCAAATATTGTTCCCACTCTCTTATCTTTTATATCTATATTTAGATGTGAAAAAATATCAGGTAAAGTATTTGATATTCCTGTTCCAACATCAACAACTTTTAGTTTTTCAACTTTGTGAACTATCAAACAACCTATTGCTGTTAATAAATCATCTATGTGTATAAAATCTCTAATATGATCTATATTAATGTAAGATACATCATCTCTTAATATTTTTGGTATTAACATTTGTTCTCTAGCGCCTGGACCATAAACAGTTGTAAATCTCATACCTAAAGCGTTATGAGGTGCAATCTGTTCCATATAAAACTTACTCATTGCATATGGATTTCTCCAAGGTTCTTTTGCAGTAGATGAACTAGCGTATAAAATTTTAGGACCTTTATCAAATTGTTTGAATACTCTATAACTTCCTACAACATTATTAGTCCAATATTCTGTGGGATTATCTAAACTATCTCTAACACCTGAAAGACCTGCAAGATGTATAACTAAATCTACATCATAGTCTAAATTGCAAGTAATTAAATTATTACCTGTTTTCTTATCTAAACATATGAGATTGTGTTTGTCTTTTAAAAAAGACTGAATGTGTTGACCAATAAAGCCTTCACTACCTGTTAATAATATATTCATAATATAATTCTATTTATCTAACTTTTAAGTATCCTTAAATAGTATGTTTCAACAGTTTGCGCTGTACCATTTGGAAATTCTTGTGATCTATAATCATCACCAACTTGTCTTGTTTGATAATCACCTGATCCATTTAATACTGTATTTGCAATACCAGTACCTCTATTAGTACCTAATCCACTTGTTCCTAAATTGTAAGAAATTTTATAACCCTCTGCTGAAGATGTTGCAGTCTGTCTAACCCAACCTTGTAGTAAACTTTCAAATGTTGAACTTGTATAAGTTTGTAAATCATTATCTGATCTAATATGTAATGGTTGTGTATAAGAATTATTATTACCAGTTAATCTATGCAAGTAATAACTATTAACCGTAGTTGGATTATCTAAAGCGTGTGATCCAATTGTACCTGATGTATATGCTGAAATATCTGCTTTAGTATCTACAAAAATAGGAGTATTAGAAACTAAAGTACCACCTGCTAAAGATGAGTTACTATGTATTGTGTAAGTACCACCTTGTAAAGCATTCTGCGTACCTGCACTTAATAAATCTATTGCAGGATGTAAAAAAGTATCTTTAACATCTTGCAAATTCATTGCTTGAATATTACCAGAGTTTGAAAAAACAGGAAAAGTTATTCCTGTATCTGTCGTTGGAGTTGAACCTGTATTTGTACTTGAAATTTTATCATAAGATACAGTAATTGTTTGAGGTTCTTGTGTTGTTCCTTCGCCAGGAAATGATGTAGAACTATTTGAAACTGCACCAGCTTCTAATCTTGTATCAGTCATACCACCTAATGATCCACCTGAACCTACTACTGATAAAACTACGCTAGGACTTAATGAGTATTGATAAACACTTTGGTTAACAATTTCTGTGACCATCGCTGTGGTCATTTCTTTTATGTTACCTGAATCTAAATATAGAGGTTTTCTGACAGCCATTATATATCTCCATTTTTAGGTAGCCGATCCTACTATTCTTTTAACCTCTGATCCTGTAGAATCGTAAATTACTAGTGTTGATGTTGACGCAAATATTGAACCTGTTGCGTAAGAAGTTGTATTAGTTAAGGCAACTATTCCGTCGGCGTCTGGAAGACTAATTGATCTAGTTGCAGTCGGGTCAGTTACAGTTAATTTTGTATCAAAAGAATTGTCTGTCGCACCTTCAAAAAATAAGTTTTTACTTAATCCCATAAAGATTGAAGAACCGAATACTGTAAATCCTGATGATGATTCAATGTTATTTCCACCTGTTGGGTTAATTGTTGTAACCCCTGCTTTTAATCCATCTGAAATTTCAACTGTCGGAGAATTAGTTGAACTAATTTGATTTCCACTAATTTGTATTGTTCCTAATGTACTAATAGAACCTAATACAGTAAACGCATTTGGTATTTGTACATTATTTGGAAAAGAAAATGTAATAGTATCTGGTACTGTTACAACAGATTGTATTTGATTAGCAGTACCTAGTACAGTTAAGGTATCTCCACCACCAACAAGTTGAACAGTTGAGGTATCGTCAGCAATTGTAAAACCAGAACTTGATGTTGCAATACTAATAGTTTCGTTCATAGCGTCAACTAAATTAGTTGCACTAATAGCTGCTGACAGATTTGCAATATCACCAAAATCTTGTTGTGATAAAGCATTAAATGTTGTTCTAAATAATTCTAGTGTATCTGTTTCTGCTATTGTTTTAAATGCCATTAGTTTTTACCTAAGTTTTGTATTAACTCTTTAATTTCTCTTAATTCTGTCTTCAGATTATTTATATCTTTTACTGCACTTCTAATTTGATCTCCTTGACTTTCTCTTGCCTGAACTCTTTTCATATAAAGTTGATATTCAGTTTTATTAGTTTGTATAATAGCATTTGAGTTAGTATCTCGTACTAGACTTTCAAATCCTTCAACTTTTAAATATTCTTTACTCATTATACTGCCAATGCAATTCCTCTCATATCTCTTATAACAGGTGGGTATGATGAATTAGTACCTTTCATAACTATTTTAATTTGAAAAGCAGTAAATTCATTTAATCCACTAGCAGAGTATTTGTATTCTCTAAATGTTGTATTATCTTCAGCAGGTGTAATAGATAAGTCTTCTTTACCTGTTGTGTTGAATGGAATCCAACTTAAATCGTCTATGCTTCTTGCCTCTTCGGAAGATGTTGTTCTAAAATAAACTTCTACACTTGAAGTTGCTCTTATATTTGAAGTTAATCTTATATCTAAAGCAGTTGTGTTGTTTTCTAATATAACTGGTCTAGTTAAGTAAACAGCAGCAGTTGATGTTCCTATATTAGTTGTATCTGAAATATAATCTACATCACTTACACTAGGATTGTTTAATCTATTTTGAATTGTAAATGCACTACATCTTTGTAAATCAAGTACAGGAGAAACTTTTGTGTTTGAAGTTGTCATAGAACAATTTACAAATAAAGATTTACTACCTGACATCTCATTTGTTTCATTTATTGAACTCGCAACCATTCTAGGTGCTGTAAAGTAAATATTATCATTTGCGATAACATTTATAGAACTAGCAGCAGATGTTAGAGAAAATTCTGATTCACTACCATTTATTGATCTACCTGTTGTAGGTCTCATAGAATAAGCAATATTTGTTCCAGGAACAGTCATAGTTTGTAAACTTAAATTCATTACATCATATAATCTGTTTTGTGTTGCTGTTACAGCAATACCACCAATATCTCCAGCAGTATTTGGATTTACAATTGATCCTGTGAAATTGGAATTGTGAGTTGGATTAATGTCATAACTATTTAAAGTTACATTTGAAATTTGAGTATATGTTCCATTAATTTGATCTGAAGTTAAACCATTTAAAGCGGCACTACTAGGAACTCCTAAAATAGTTACATTATTATTTGTTCCGTGCATACCGTGATTAGGATGCGAAACTCTAATAACTGCCGTACTATCAGGCAATGTTCTTAGCGGATTATTCTTTAAAGTTTTTACAGATAATGCCTCGTTAGTTAAAGTTGCTGTTCCAGTTACATTACTAAACTCAGCACGTTTCATTTTGAATTTAACATCTTCATTTTGTTCAGCAGTCCAAGTTGAACCATTTTGAGATTTAAACATAACACCTGCGTAAGGTTGTTGTGATATTGTTCTATCAGAACCCAATACTTTTTCTCCTAGTCTTCCGACATAAGCAGTATAGTTGTTTGAGTTTGCTAATAATACAAAACAGTATTCTGTATTTTCTTGTAAGTAAACAGGACTGTCAAAAGTAAATGATGTTGCTACTGAAGCGTCTGTACTTACATTTACTAAATTTGGATTTATAGTTTTTTCTGAAAAAGGTAATATTGTTGATCCAGGATAACCATTTACAACTTCTCTTATTTGCATAGTTATTGGAATGTTGGCGTCTTTTGTACCAAAGAAAATATCAGTAGAAGTTAAGAACACACCACCAGCGTCATCAATCATAAATGTTTGTGCTAAAGGATCAACCCAACCAATTGTTCTACTAGATTGTCTTGTTGACACTCTATTAATTGTTCTATTAGATGTAGTGGAATTTCTTTCAAGTTGTGGTTCTCTTGTAGAAATAATTGTATTCTGTACAGTTTCTAAAATACCTCTAGCAACATAATCTGATTCTGCTGAAGTTTCAACATCATTTCTTGTATCGTTTTGAGAACTTGTTAATCTGAATACTCTTGTACCTGTTCTCCATCTAGGATTTGTATCAACAGCAGGATCAGGTATTACAAATGTACCTGATACTGAACCATTTGCGTCTGTATCTAAATTTGCACCAGATAATGGAGTTACATATGAAGCAATAGCTATCTCGTCAAAGAAAGCATAAACTCTAGTATTTGGTTTCATTCTAGTTGCAACAAAATTAATTGTTCTACTTCTTACGAATGGAACAAATGCAACATTAACAATTCTATCTCCAATTGAATTTCTTACAGTTTGAGGTACTAGTCTTTGTCTAACACCTGTTCTTGTTTGGTTAACTGATTGTTGAGTAGTTATTTCTGTATTTGTAAATACTCGTCTACCACTTCGTCTAGCACCACCTACATCTCTTTGTGAAACATCAGCAGGCGAACCTGTCCAAAAGTCTTGCCATTCGTTCCAAACACTACCTATTTCTATACCTTGATTTTGTTGGTCAGCAGGCAAACCTGAAACCATACTATCAAACGCACCTATATTATTAATTACTAATTCAGGTGCTCTGTTAGTTTCTTTCCACTCGTCTGATGGTGGAGTTAATGCAACTGAACCTGCCCAATTAAATACATCAAATGGATTTACATTGACAGTCTTACTTGCGAAAGGTTGATCTATTAAAGTTGATTCTGTGTATGGTAAAGTAATACAATCACCAGTCTTTTGATAATTTGCTGATGTTCTATCTGCAGGCAATATAGCAGTACCGTCTTCATCACTTTCAATTAACTTAACGGCATCCTCATTGAAAGTAGGTCTTAATTCACCTTTTGCCATATCCATAGCGGCTTTGTAATCTCTATTTTTTACATCACCTATATTGTGTCCTGTAAAGTTATCTACAACAAATCCATTTTTAAATCTGTCAAATCCTTGTGCGTCTTGTATTTGTAAACTTTGAGCATTTGATTCTAGTAAAGACAATTGAGTATAGTATTCTACATTTTCAAGTCTATTTTCTAGGTTACCAATATCTCTCATTGTGTATCTTTTGTTATCAACTTTTTTGATTGTTATATCTTCAGTTGATAATGTATAAGCAGGAATTTCTAAAGTGTATAGGTGCATAGCGCCATCTAAAGATTTCGGTACTTGTGGGTCTAAAGAACTTGCACCCTTTAATATTTTAAAGGCACCTTCTTTGTCTAAAAATACTTTGTCTATTCTAGGTAAGTAATATTCAAAATCAGAAGTTATATCTGTTCCAAATTTAATAACATCTACTACTGAAGCATTATTTCCTGTATCAAAATTTCTATCAAACTCACCAGCGTTTATAGTTGAGTTATCTGCAACTCTAGGTCTAAAATCTAAACTATCTCTTAACTCATAAGTTTGACCTGTTGTATCTGAAGTATAACTTGGTACACTTGCATAGTCAACAACTCCTGAATAAGAGTCTACATCAAAGTAATCTCCTGAACCGTGAGCTAAATAATCAAATATAATTCTCAATGAACCTGTTGGTTCTAATTGATTTGTTTTTAATTTAATTCTTCCTAGGTCATAGTAGTTATCTCTTTGACCGTTATCTAATTCGTATCTTTCTGTAATATCAGATTCACCTGTGGCACTATAAGTACCAAAATTTGTTGCCATTTTAACTGAAATTAATTTGAAAATATCTGCCTGACCTAAATTAATACCACCTTGTTTTATTGCGTTTACAAGTGAAGTAACATCTTTTGTAGCACCTGAAACTAAAGTTTTTGATTTAGAACCAGCAATTGATCTATTTACTGTTGCAATTATTTTAATTTTTGCATTTGCATAGTTAGCACCAAAATCAAATACACTTGTTCCTTGTCCTGATGGTTGAGTAAATATAGCCGTACTTTCGTGGTTGTTTCCTATTACAGTTAATATATCTCCTGTAGCACCTGAACTTGCACTACCAATATCATCTATTGAAATCATATAATCAGCGTCATTAGCACTTGCAGGGAATGTTTCATTTGTTCCAGCAGTAATCTGACCTGAACCACCTGATAGTGTTACAATAAACTGTCTTCTTATAGCAAAACTTGTATCTGTGATATTTGAATTATTAGCAGTTTTTAATGTCTTAATATTATCGTATGGTAATTTAAATATAGAAATATTTTTATTTGAATCTTGTAATTTTGATCTTCTTCTTGTTGCAACGGTTTTAGTAGATTGAGCGGCAACAACAGAACCAAGAGTTAAACTTGTATCTGAAATAATTGCCTCTACTATTTTTGTTTCAATAGTAGCACTATCATTTGTAAATGAAATTGAATCACCTACATTTAATTCTACTGTAAAGTTAGTATTATTACCTGTAACACTTGCTGAACCACTTGTGATATCTAAAGAACCTGAAAGTCTAGCGTTTTCTCCATTTGTATCTAAAGATGTGTCAGCAGTATAAGTTGCTGTTCCTGGTCCATAAACTTGTTTAACGGATGAGAAGTCCCAACTTCTTACACCTTTAAATCCTACGGAATTTGATTGAATAGTAGCAGTGTTAGTTGAAATACTACCTGTAATTGTTTCTCCTGGAATAAATTCTCCATTTACACTTGAAGTTACTACAACTCCGTGTAAAGCAAGTGCTGAAGATGTATATTGATTTATATTTGTAGGAGTTATACCATCTGCTCTATATAATTCAAAATCATCAGCATTAGGATTTCTAACAACAAATATGTCATCTGTTGTTATTACAACTGTTTGATCTTGTGCCGATATAGCACTAAATTTAATTTGTTGACCTTCTTTAAGTCCGTGAGCAGTTGAACTTGCAACACCTGGACTTGCAACTGTGATTGCTGAAACAGTAGCAGCCGTTTGAGTAGATAAATCTTCTACTGTTGCAGTTGCTTTAGAAGTATTTCCTGTAATTTTTTCACCTTTAGTAAATGCAATATTTGTAGTTGTGTTTAAATGAGTAAACATACTAATATCAAATAGATACTGTTTGAAAACTGAACTAGTTAATGAAGCACTAGAATAAATATTTGCAGCTGCAGTACCAGATTTATATTCAAAACCTTTTGATTTAGCACGACCTATTGAATAGACACTTGCACCTGATCCAGTATTACCTGTACCACGAACACTTGTTGGTTCACTATATAAGTTTAAATTTTTAAATGATTCTGTTTCGCCTGATACGAAACCTATATCTGGTGTATTGTAAACATTAGTTACATTTACAAAGTTACCTACATCAAATCTTGTAGAGAAAGCATTTTGTGTAGAAAATTCTCTTGCCTTATCTACATCAACATAATTAGTACCGATAGTTTCTATTTCATAACCTCGTACATATGCCTTACCCGGTGCAAGACCAGCAGCAATTTTACTTTCTAATCCACCATTAGCAGCAGTAAAGATTCCTCTATTATTTGCTGATATTAGATGTTCTCTTAAATCTATATCATAACCTCTTACTGAATAGTCACCTGATTCGTCAAATGTTCTACGAGCAAAAGTATCTTCTAATACAGCGTATTCAGTTGTTCTAACTTGATTTTGTAATACACCTTGATTTAATCTTAATAATTCTACAAAGTTTGCGTCATCTGTTGCACCAATAGCTTTTTTAGTTAAAGTTAAATCTATTTTAAATCTATGAGCACCTGGAGCATTTGTATTAGAAACACCTTGAGCATTATCGTTTAAAGTATTATCTTGTGTAGGAGTTACTAAAGATTCAGTAACTAATAATCCTACTCTATAACTAGGTGTGTTTGAATATTTGTCAAGTATAATTGTTTGTTCTAAAACAGTTACTAAAAATCCATTAATGTAATATGATCCTGCCTGTACTTGAGCAGCAGAACCTGTAGCAGTTGTATTAATTATTGCTGTTACGGCAGTTGAATCACTATTTATTCCTGTAATTGTTTCTCCGTCTGAAAATGAAAATATGTTTTTATTTGTTCCACCTGATTTACTATATTTTACAAATAAAGTATCTGGGTCTGTTCCGTCTGTGGCACTTTGATTTACAACAGTTGCAGTTATACCTGAAGTTGATCCTGTTAATACAGTACCGTTTGTAAAGTGTGATAAAGTATTTGTACTATCAATACTTGTAAGTTTAACAGCAGAATAATTTAAATCATAACCGATCTCACCAGGAATAACCATTGATCCTTTTTCAAAGAAGTGGTCTCCCAATTTCTCAATTTGGCCTTGTAAGATTGTTTGTGATTGCGTTAACTCTCTAGCCTGAACAGCAAATGCTGGTCTAAACAATATTCTATGAAATTTCTTGCTATCAGCAAAATCATCATAGTACGGCGAGAGGTTAAAGTCAGTTGGACTAGACATTTAATGATCTCCTAAAATTCTATAACTAGTTTAATATTTTCCGTTTGATCTGTTGCTCTTTGTATCGGTGTTCTATTCTCAATATAAAGTACATCTCCAGAATCGTGATCTATTTCAGGAACTGAATATCCTGAAGTAAACGAAACATTATTAACTGTTGTTGAAACAGATATATCAGGTGTACCTGTCGGTGATCCGCCACCTTGACCTGTAATAACATTAACGCCTGAAAACGCAGTTTGATTACCATTACCATCTACGCCGGCATCGTTGTGTCTTGTTTGTATGTAATATAAAATTTTGTTTGTTGCGTCCCACTCTACAACTTTACCAGTTGCACCTGTACTTGCCTGATTAATTTCTTCATCAGCAGTAAATGTTCCTGGAGTTGGAGAAGTAGCAATTTTAATTGCCTTTGTTAATCTAGCAGTATTAGCAGTTACAGCAGAAGCAGATTTTGTTGGGTCTCTTAATAATGCAATTTTTCTAAAATCATTTACAGCAGAAAAGTCACCTGAGTTTGCACTTTCAGTTCCTTCTAAACTTGTATTCATCATTACAAAGAAAGCACCTAATTCTTCTTGTGCGTTTGCACCGTGACCACCTTTAGGAGGAATAATAACATCTAATTCAGAACCTGCTAAACTAGTTGCACCAGCAGCAACTATTTGTGCATTACTGATTGTTGCAAAAGTATAACCTGTACCTTGTGTAGTTATTGCTACTGAAGTTATAGTACCACCGGCTACTACTACTGTAGCAACTCCACCAGAACCGTCTCCTCTAATAGGAATACCAGCAAATGTTCCGTTAGTTCCACCTGAACCACCAGTTTTAATTTTTACTATGTCTATTGAACCGTTAACGGCAGCAGAAATAACATTTGATTGATCTGAACTTGCACCAGAGTTTGGTGAAACTGCCATAAAGTCTATTGATAAAAAATTTGATTGTTGAGCAGCAGAAAGTGTGTACATAAATTTCCACTTATATGAATCAGTAGTTGTAATTACTGAAGTTGAAACACCAGTTGGTTCATCTGTTGCAGTAGCACCACCGTTGTTATCTAAACATTTGTAAACATTTCTAGCAGCAGTTAATACATAAAAAGTAGAATCAAATAAAGTAGTTGCACCACTTGTTGATGTTTTTCTTACACTTGTTGAACCTGTTGTATATTCTCCAATGTCGTGTGAATAAGTATCGTATATTATACCTGCTGTCCAATTTCTTCTTGGTATTACAAAAGATATATCTGACGATTGTATTCTTTTAGCAGCAATTAAATCGTCAAATGTATAAAATTCTCTAGCGACAGTATCGCCTGGTGTATTAGGAGCAGCGTCCGTACCTTCGTAATCTGTTCTACCATCAGCTCTTGTTAAAGTACCAAAAGGTTGTGGTCTTCCTATACCTAAGTAATACACTTGATTTGCAGTTTCAGAAAATGATTCTGAAAACTGTTCAGCATTGTTTAGTCTAAATTTATTTGTTATAATCGCTGGCATAATTCCTTATTCTTTCTTATATTTATACTACTTTTCATTAAGTTATGTTAATTGTTCCTAACATAGCTGCGTGTGATGAACATTGATAATACAATGTTGCTGGGGCATCCATAGGCACGTGAAACTCAACAACACCAGTAGATCCTGAAGCATTGTTATTAGTAACGCCTGTGCTATATGCACTTCCACCAGCAGTTGATCTAATTTCAAAAGGGTGACCACTACTTGTATTTCTAAAGTAATAAGTTTGACCTTTCTTTATATGTAAATCTGGATTGTCTCCACTTGTACCTGCTGGAAATCCTGCACCATCAAATCTATATGCACTTGAACCGTTAGCAGTTACTACAAATTGAGATACTGGAGTTTGTCCTATAACCCAACCTGAACCAGTGTAAACTAAAGTATGTCCGTTTTGAGGAGAAGATACTGCTACATCTGTTAAATCGTTAATTGCAAGTGAACCACCTGCAGGAGTACCGACATTAAATCTTCCTTGTGCTGAACTCCAAGCCAAAACGTGACCATCTGCAACACCAGACATATTAACATCTGTGTGTGTAGAAACGGAAGAGTTTTCATCTAATATTCTAACCCAACCACTTCCAGTAGAATAGTAAGGTCTGTTACCTGTACTATCATAAGCATACATTCCTATATAAGTTGCAGCTGACGGTAAAGAGCCATAACCTGCAAAATCAAATCTCATTTTAGAACCTGCACCAGTTAAATCTGCTGTACCTGTTCCTGATATTGATGATGTACCAGTTAGACTAAAGTTTGATGCTGTACTTAATGTTGCACCTAAATTAACAATACTATTACCAATTGTAATTCTATTATTGTCTAAAGAAGCATTAGGAATATTTCCTACAGTTAAAGTTATTCTATTGTTATCAATAGCAGTAGAAAGTCCTGCACCACCAATAATTTCAAAACTTTCACCTAGACCAACATTAAAGTTAGTTGAAGTATCATCACCTATTGTGATTGTATTGTTTACAAGTTTGTCATTTGTAATAGAACCTGTTAATTGAGCATTTGTAATTGTTCCTGATAATGAACTTGTAGGATAATTTATTGCGTCTGCTAAATCAAAAGCAGGAGTAGCGTCTGTGTCACCTAAGGCAAGTGTTACTAAACCATATGATACAGTATTATTCGCTAAAGAATTATTAGCAATATTTGTTAATGTATTGTCAGGACCATTAATTGTTTTATTTGTAAGTGTATCAGTAGATGTTTCTGTTAAAACTGCACCGTCTATAGCAATTGAAACTTTGTCTGCTGTTACAGCAGTTGTAATTCCTAGACCACCTTCAATAGTTAAAGTATCGCCTAAATCTACTGCTGAAGTAGCAGAACCATCACCTGTAATAGTGATAGTTGAATTATCTAATTTTGTATTTGGTATACTTGCTAATGCACTACTTGGAATATTTTGTATTGTATTTGTACTACCATTAATTGTTTTATTTGATAAAACTGAACTGGAAGAGTCTGTTATATAATTACCAGAAACTAGAGTAGTACCATCACCTAAAACACCATATAATTCGTCAAAATTATCATTTATTTTGGCTGCACCTGCTCTTAAATTATCGCCTGTTCCATCGTTGGCAGCTGATCCTTTATTTAAGGTTTTTTTTGTCATTTCTTTATGTCCTAATTGTTTATACTATTTATAAACTTCTTATGGGGTTGTATCATCAAAAGTTAATGTTGTTTGAGCAAAGTTTGTAACAGTATTATCAAAAACATCCTGAGAAGCCGCAAATTGCGTAGGCATTGCAAAATTTGTCTTTAATAACTGACCATCTTTATTTGAAGTTGCTAAAAATATAGCACCTCTTCCATCTAGTGATGTTCTTGTACCTTGTATTGTTATTTCACTTAATTGCTTAAATGTTATTTTACTTGCACCTGAATTTACACCAAATATTGTATTTGCGAATTTGTTTAGTGTACCAAATTTAGGTCCTGCATATGCGTATCCTGATTTAACTTCTACACCATCAATTTGTCTTCTTACTCTACTTAAATAACGAATTTCAATTGGTGGTCTTTGTAAAGTTACATCTCTTGTATTTGCCGTAAACGGATCTTCATAAGCATTACCAACATCTATTTCTCCATCAATATGAGCACTAGGTCTTAAACTTGTACCGTCATCTATTGTTCCTAATCTTCTTCCAAAGACAGTAGTAAATAATATATTTAATACATTGAATAATGGAGTATCTAAAGCACCTGATACAATACCAGCAACTGGCGCCCGAACTTGCATATTAATTCTATTAACTAAATCAACTTGTCCTGTAAAATAAAAACCTGCTGTGTGCATAGTCTTTTTAAATGAGTCTCTCCAATCATTAATTGATTGACCAACTTTTAGTACATAAGAAAAATCTTGGTAATATTTACTGTCTTGTACTTTCATAGTTTGTTCAGATACATAACCATCTTCATTTAAAAATTTACCATCTGTATCTACAACAGTAACAGATTGTACCGAAGCAGACGCAACATCTAATCTTGCTATTGTTGCTGATCCACTACCTGTTGATGTTATTGTTTCGTTTAGAACAAAATTGTTATTTAAATCTTTTACTTTTAACAATTGTGTGCCTGCGTCATAACTAGCAAGTTTACCAACAGCACCTGAAGTACCGCCTGTAATAGTATCATTAGCATTAAAGTTGCCTGACTTGTTAGTTAGTAATAAACAGTTTCTAAATTTAATTGTTGGAGATGGACTGTTTTGATAACCTTCTCCTAATTCATTTGTTTTTAATCCTATAACTCTTCCTATATCAGTACCGTTTGCTAAAACATTTGCACCTGTACCACTTGAAGTTATAGATACTTTTGGTAAAGATACATAACCACTACCTTGATTAATTAAAAATATATCTGTAATATCATTTAAGTCTGTATTACTTGCTGGTTCCATAACAATTTTATTATTAAAGTAAATATCACCTCTACCTGTTTCATCTTCATATACAATATGATCTTCTCCGTCTGTTCCTGGTGTTCCTGACTCTTGTGTAAATCCACCATTAACAACAGAAACAATTCCTTCTGCATTAACACCTTTTGTATTTGAGTTATCAAAAACTAATTTATCTCCTACTGAATAACCTGATCCTGGATTGTCAACAATAATTTCATTTACTTGTCCTGAACCTATATCACTAATAGCAATATCAGCACCTACACCACCACCTAATACAGTTAAGAAATCTCCAGTAGAATATAAACTACCATCATTAGTAATAGTTTTTGTTCCAGGTATACCTGTTATGTTACATTTTATAAAAAAGTCATCTGTATCACTAGCAGTACCTTTAATTTCTTCATTAACAACAAAAGTACCTGTCATTGAATTTATATTAAGTACAAATTCAGAAACTTCTTTATTTCCGATAACAAATTTTTTAATACTTTCTACTACAGCAGTTGCTGCTGAGTCTGAACCTGTAATTGTTCTACCTACTAAATTAGTTGTATCACCTACTGTTGCAATTGCTCTTAAAACTTTTTGTGTGTCCCATTGTCCATCTGATACACGCAACATTTGTGTTCTTGGATAAAATGTTTCTGATACTTGATTAAATAATATTCTAAAAAATAATTCGTGCCCTGCTTGTGTACCTTTTAGTCGGTACATTGATTTAATGTTTTTTATTAAATTTCTTTTGTCTAGTCCTAGTGCTAAAGTTTCAGGTATTGTTTTTAAAAACTCATCTCTAAAGTTTGTTAAGAAATTTGATATTACTTTATCAGGATCTCTAAAGTTTGTTAAGTCCTGAACAGTTGTTACGGGATTAGGACGATAGTCATTAATTATTGCTTGAGCACCTGAAGTGTTACCTGTTATAGTTTCATTTAAACCAAACTTGTCTTGTGCTGTTATGAAAATTTTATTATTTGCTAAATCTTCAGCAACAATTTTAGCAGTTGCCTTAGAATTTAATCCTGTGATTGTTTCACCTACTGTGAATTGACCAAATGATGAATCTTCGTAAATTAATTTATCTCCAATATCTAGTTGTGTTCTTTCTGAAGATATTTTTGAACCATCTAGTAATAAATTATCTGATAGACCGGTTTCATTTTCTAAAGCAATACCGTCTGTTGATTCAATACTTGTAACCTGCAACATAGCAGATTCCATAAATTGATAATAAGTTTTTAAGAATTGAACAAACTGTGGGTGGTCATCAACTACGAAATCAGGTAATTGACTATTAATAAGTGTTGAGATTTTATCATTAAACTTTGCCATAGGACATTAGTAACTTGATGTTGTTGTGTACCCTACTCCTGCTTCGGCAGAACCACCTACAAAGGTATCTTGTGAAACATTTACGATTGAATTTGAAACATCTATTTCTAAAATTTGATCTCTTACTGGAACAACATCATTTGAATTAGGTGGTACAGTTAACTCAATTGCTGTTGAAATTGCACCTCTAACATTAGCAATGGAGGCAACATCTAAAGAATTAAGAGTTATTTGTCCTGTTGAATAATCAACTGTTCCTTGTTTAGCATTGTGAATAGTTTTAATACCACTTACTAGATAATAGACTCTAACATTTCCCATACCATCATCATCTAAAAACATATCATTAGTATTTCCTGATACTTTAAATCCAGTAGATGTAATTACTGATTGGTGTCCTGAATGAGGATTGTAAATTGCATTTCTAAAGTAAATATCATATTTTGTAGATGAACTTAAAGTTGGTGTAAATGATTTTCTCATTTTGACCGTTGTTATGTTTGATAAAATTGAATTATCAACATCATCTACTAATCCTGTTATTTTTGAAAATCTAAACACACCATCAAATTGAGATAATGTATTTGAATTGTAATTTGTTATTGCGTCCACAATTTCTGACTTCAAAGTGTCTGCTGATTTAGCAGTAGAGTCTTTATCAAACTTTGCGTTAACAACTAATACGATTGAAGTAATTATTGGATCAATTATCTCTGGTCTTACCGAAGCAACATTGTAAGATTTTAATTTTGTTACTATATCTAGTTTTGTTGCATTAGTTAAAGGAACACCTGATTGTCCTTTGACAGCAATTTTAACAACACCATAAACAGGTGTTTCATCATCTTCACCACCCCAAGCACTTATTGATTTTGCATTAGGATAAATTGATTTTACTAAAGTTTCGTAATCTGTTGTAGTAACTGCTCTGTCTTGTGATGTGTATTGTAAAGGTGCATTAAATCTAATTGACTCTTTTGTTTCTGGAATAGAACCGCCTTGTGCTGCTGTTTTAGTTACAACAGTTACATCTGAAAATCCACCTACTGAACTTTTTGGTGTAAATTTTGCTGTACCATTTGCGTCTGTTAAATTTGAAACTATATATTCTAAAGTTACAATATTACCATCTGCTAATTTTTTACCTAGTATATCATCTCCAAAGTAAACTTCAAATTTACCTGTATCTGATTCTGATAAAAAATATGCCTTTGATGTATTGTTTAAACTTTTTAATCCTGTTGCTAATGTGTAAACACTTTCTGTTGTATCACTAATAGAAGTTTGTACAGTTACTTTTAATGTAGTTGTGTCAGCATTTATATTAGGAATTATATATTTTTGGTCAACATCTGTACTGTCAACTGTATATTTAAAGTTTACTAAAGTACCTTCATATAAAGTTACATCTGAAAATTTATAAACACCATCAGCAGGTGACATTGCTATATCTTCATTAGTTACAAAACTATAATCTGTGTTATCTATATTTGCTGAAAATGATGTTCCTTTATCCATAGTAACTGAAGCACCTGTTCCTTTGTTAATAGTTATATCAACATTTGCTGTTGGTGCTTTAGCTGATGACGGAGTGTATCCTAACATCTTTGCTAATGAAACTACATTTTTTCTAACATCAGCAGAGTCTAGGTACATTTCATTTGCAACCATATTAGCATTGAAACCTAGATAGTGTGTGTTGTATGCTAATGTATCTAACAAGACAGCAAAACCTGAACCTTCAAAATTGTAATCTGAAAACTCTGGTTGATCTTGTAAAAATGATTTTAAATTTTCTTTTATTGCGTCAAAATCTAAATCTGATACTATAAATTTATTACTTGCCATATTATCTTAATCTTTCTAAAAATGTTTCTACGGTTACAGGTTGACTTGATCCAACAACATAAAACATAATCTTTAATGAGTAACTGTTTCTATCAATATCAGGATTTGCTAATACTTGTTGTAAATCAATTCTTGGTTCAAAATTATTTAATACTTCAGCAACCTTTCTTTGTAAATTTAGAGCAGTTAATGGTGTCATTGGTTCAAACAACATTGCTCTAACATCACTTCCTATTTCAGGATGAAAAGGTCTCTCATAATGATTTGTGTTAATTAAATTTCTAACACTTCTTTTGACTGCCTCTACATCTGTTAAATTGTTAACATCATTTGTAATAGGATTACGACCAAAGTTTAAATCTAAATCTTTGTATATTCTGTTTGCTCTTTTAGAGTTATTGGTTGTGCTAGCATCGTAGTTTGACATATCTCTTATATTTATACTCTAACCTGAGAAAACATTAGAAGAACCTTTAGTCATTGCCCCAGCGTCTGTACTATCTCCTACTCTTGCAACTGATAGTCCACATACCCGAACTGTTGAAGAACCTACATTAACTTTTGCAACGTGAGGGGCACAAGGTGGCAATGGTGGAAAAGGATGCGACACAGTTGGATCAGTAATTCTTGCAATT